CTGTATAACGTGGTCTCGGAATATCTTTAAGGCTTCTAATTGGCGTTCCTTTTCCATTTAACAAATAGTCATTTCGTTAGGGAAGTCCACGTTAAAAGTCATAGCCCACCCCGCCAAATAGTTTTCGAATCGTTCTATAAATGGTTCGCAGTTAGGTGCGCCGTTTAGTTGGTACAAATCGTCCCAAATGTTTCCGTGTTTTAGCATCTCGAAACATCGGTTTAAAATTGCTAACTGAGTATTTAAAACGTCTATTTCGTTGTCTGAAGTTTCAAATTTTCCCGTAGGTTCTTCCTTGCGTTGGCTTACGTTATCCATTGCGAGAATAGTAACCGACGCGCTAATAACGTTGTCGTTAAAGTTTACATTATTTACCATAACGTGAACCAATGGAAAGATATTTTGTTTGCCTAAATCCACGTTAAAAATAGACCCTTGCGTTATCGTGTTAACCAAGGGGTCGTTAGTGAAGTGTGTTTTAAGTGTGTCAAGTAAAGAATAGTAACCCGTCATAATTTAGCCTTTTTTATTTCCATTAATTCTATTTCGTTTTTCTCCGATTCAAAAGTTAGATAGGTAAGACATTTAAATAATCCGTATTTTGTAACTGTGTCATATTTTGTAAGGTCTCCTTTAGCGAGTCCGTAAATGCTTGAATACCACCCCCACTTTTTGCCAAACTGAGTTCGTGCGCTAAAGTCAGAAACTCTTTCTCGTTCGTCTTTATCTCGCTCGTCAAATAATCGAGGGTAGCGCTTAATAACTCGCTTCCTAAACTCCAAAAAAAAACACTTGAAGAAATAGCTACGTCCATAGGCGCGAACTTCATACCTTCGCTAAATGCAGCTGCCCCCGTGTATTCCATAATCTCGTACTTGTCTTCTTTACGAATTGTAATTGGTCGGTACATTACTGCCATTGCTTTGTGGAAATCTTCCCACTTACTTAAATAGTTTTCAAGGTCTACATATTCCCCAAAGGTTATATTCTCAAGGTCGGGAATAAATCCAAATTCTATATCGCCTATTTTAAAGGTAGGTTTAAACTTTGGTTTAGCCTTGAAGATTTCCGTAAAGTGTACGATTAGTTCATTAATAGAAGTTAGTTTTAGTTTGACTACTTCTTGTAATTTCAGACCGCAAAATATTTCAATCATTTTTTGTGCTATAAATTCTTCGTCGTTTGACGTTGCTTGTAGCTTTAAAAACTCTTGGTAGTTACATAATGGTATTTCACTAATTGAACTTGGTACGACTATATCTAACTTCATATTATTATAATTAATTTTTCGTGTTTTTGTAATTCAAAACAAATTCGTGCGCTCGTACAAGCATTTCAAAGTGTTGGGGAAAACGTGCCATATTATTAAATACTATTTTAACCTGCTTACCCGTTCGTTCATATATGTACGATTCTACCCGCGCAATCATTACTTGAAGGTCGTTCGTATTACCGTACTGCATAACTTCCGTAATATGAACCTAACCCTAACGTTTCCATTTCGTGGTATCTAAACGCATCGATAGCGTGGTTATTAAAATCGATTGGTTTGTTTAATCGTTTTCCTTGCTTGTCCGTGTCCCAAATGTACGAGCGTAATTCTTTGATTAAATTACCGCTATTAGAAGTAACAAGGTATTCGTTACGCTGAATTACGTCTATTCCGTAGTTTATGGAATCCTTACCCTTTGTTACTCCTTTAATCGTTATTCCGTATCTTCTTATTTCATCTATTGATTTAGGTTCGGAACTATCAGCATAAACTATTACGTTTTTTGGTAGCAACTTAGCTATGTCGCTATTTAATAACCCCGTTTGGTAAACTAATTCGTTTACTATTCGTTGCCCGTTGTAATTGTATATTTCAATTATTGCGGTCGGGTCGTTCGTGTAACCGAAGTCCAACCCTAATCCAATTAGCTTGGCTTCCTTTGGTATAGTGTCAATTTGTTTCCAATTAGAGAATACAACACCTTCTAACATTCCTAATTGACCTTCGCCGTATACCTTCCACCAATTAGCCCAATAAGAACTTGTCTTGGCTTTGTCGCGGTTCTTTTCTATTTGGTCTATAATTGATTGGTCTAACGCTTCGTTATCCTTGTAAACTCGTAACGAAGTAATGAGCGGTTAAAACGTTCTTCGAAATACCTGCCCGTTGATTTCATTATTTTTAGGAAGTCCCGTAGCGCACCACGCCTTAAATGGGGGATAGTTTCCGCGACTATTGATATTTCTAACCCTTCTACCTTGGCTGCCTTGTCAATTAACACGGGAATTATTCCGAAGGTCTTACCCGCCGATGTTCCCCCTTGAATAATCTTAACCCGCTTTTTAAGATTCAGTATCTTTCGAATCGCCGTCGTTTTCTGAAACATCGGGGAATAATGGTTGTTCTACGTTTGTAATTTCTTTCTTGTCGCTTAATCCTAATTTACGTGCAATTAGGTTAGGGCTAAACAATCCTACTGCCGCTCCGTTGAAGTTGTTTACAAAGCAATTTTTTCTTATACGTGTTATGATGGTAGAAAAACGCTTGTATCTTCCCCTCTGATTACTCGAATAGCTTCCAAGGTCTTGTATTATGTCCCTATCAGCTAAATAACATTCGAAGCCTTCAAAGGTTATTGGTACGCTTAAAGGCTTGTATTCTTCCCTTCCTTCTTTACCTACGTATTCTACTTTGTACATAGGTGAATTTCGGGCGTATTCTACATAGTCTAAAAAGTATTGCCAAAGTTCTTCGGGTGTGTTTATCTTTGTGCTTCCTAAAGGTCTTCCCATTTTGATTCGTGTTTTGATAGTTTAGATTCTTCGTAGGTAGACGAACAAACCGCTAAACGTTGGTCTGTGTCGGGAAATTCTTTATTCATTGTGTCATCTGACATACATCGCATAACAAACTCCTTTTTATTCTCCTTCGGTGTTGGATTCGGTATCGGCATCTTTTTCTTCTTTGTAAACTGCGTAAAGTGTATTCAATTTATTAACGATTTCACGGAGACAAGAACCACATTGGGTAGGTTGTTGTTTTTCGTGTAGAACCCTATTGTATATTTTTAAGATTTCTCTTTGTTCGCTTGGGCTAACGCTACTTCTTTGACGGTTGTAGAATTTGTCCAAAAAGTTGTATTCGTCTTCCGTTAGGCATTCAGGTTTCTTGTATCGCCAAAGTTCGTTTAACTTTTGTTTACGTTCTTCGCACCCGCAGTCTTCTCCTAATATCCATTTAGCAACTTTTGCTACTCCCGTAGCTTCTAAAATTTGTTCTACGGTGTCGCCTAATCCTTCGGCTTGTTTCTTTTTTCGTGCCATAATTTATTGTTTATATGTTAATACTTGTTCTTTAGTTCCTAATATTATTGTGCCGTCGGTTAGTGTTTCGGTTTTAATTACTTCTAACCCGTGGTGTTCTTTTGGGTAAATCGTATATTCTTTCGACAACCAAAACTTTACTTTTATTTCTCGCAGGGCTTGGGAACTCCAACCCGTTTTTTTTATCATTTCAGTTAATACCCTTCGTTTTGCTTTCATTTTATTAATTCAAAATCCGTGTTTTTGTAGTCCTCGTATTCTTCGCCAACGGCTTCTCTTATCTTTGCCTTGCAGTTTTTTAACGTGTTGAAAATCGAACTGCTCGATATGGTAGTTTCTTTGGCTATGTCTCTTATGCTTAAATCCGTGTCTTTATACACTTCGAATAATTTTTGGTCGTACCAATGCCAAGAATCCACTTCGTCTTGTACCTTCATTAATAACTTATAGTAGGCTTCTTCTTTCTCCATTTCGCTTGGTTCGTCTTTAATTACGACTTGTTCGAGCGGGACTTTTTCCAATCGTGAATTACTGCGTAAATGAAGAAGGTAAAGATTCCGAAGAGTAAAATACATAAATCCTTTGTTAACTTGACCATTCTTTATAATATTTTCGGGTTGGCAATACTTGTAAATTCGTAGGTAGGCTTCTTGTACAATGTCTTCAGCAAAAAAATCTTCACCGAAAGATTCGACTACTTTTACCCATTCCTTATGGTCTTTTGCCAAAAAAACCGACTAAAAAAAGTCGGCTTAATGTTACATTCCCTTGCTTACTCTGTAAACGTATTCGTCCAAGGTTCTTAACGTTTTTATGCTTACCAACGCTCCCGACAAAAATCGGTCTATCGTGTATTGATGCATCTTTAACCCTTTGGACTTTATTTCCTTGACTACTTGGTTTCGTGTTTTGGTAAGGAGAATTTCTTTTAACTCCTTCCGTAGGCTATTATCGTCTATAAACATATTAAAAAAGTTTTGTTTGTGCTTTGTGGTTATTAATTCGTTCCATAGCCTTGTTAAAGTATTCCTCGTCAAGTTCGCACGCTGTTAAATCAAAGCCGTAATCGTGGCAGGCTATTGCTATTGAGCCACTACCCAAATGAGTGTCTAAAATTTTATCACCTTGATTCGCGTATTTGTCTAAAAGCCATTTATAAAGTGCTACGGGTTTTTGTGTTGGGTGAACTTTATCAACTTGATTATGTTTATGAATTGAATAAGTAAATAATTTAGCAGGTTTTTTTAATCCCATACTTACCCAAGCATATTCAAGAGTAGCAAAATTTGGCATTGCTTGTTCTTTATTCCAACATAAAAAGTATTCACTTGGTGGTAATTGAAAATTATTTGCACCCCATATAATTTGATTTTTTGAAACTCTAAATAATTCATTCCAATAGTTATCATTTGGTTTTTCATTATTTACTGTTTCCATTCTTTGAAATCTTTTAGCGTGAACATCTTTATCACTTGGATTTGAAGTAACATTCTTAAATCTTTCAATACCATACGGAGGGTCAACTATCGCAAGTTCAAAATACTTGTCAGGGTATCGAGCCATTAAAAGCATATTATCCTCGTTCGTTATTGTTAGCATAACTAAAAGGGTAAATCGTCTTCTTCAATTACTTGCGTGTGAACTTGTTTAGGCTTTTCGTTCACGTATGGTTCGCTAAATGAACAAGAAAAATACTTTGTACCTTTTGAAGATTCTTTAAACCATAAAGACATATCAAATTCTAATCCGTGAAAATTTCCTTTTCCTCGGTAGTCGG